TCAATTAGAGTCAACTTCAACAACAACAAAACAATTCTGGAAACCACAACCAGGTAAACAAGTAGTTAGAATTGTCCCTTACAAATTTAATAAAGATAATCCTTTCATAGAATTATTCTTTCATTATAATTTAGGTGATAATAAAACTTATATGTCACCTGTTTCGTTTGGTAGACCAGACCCTGTTCAAGAGTTTGCTGACAAACTAAAATCAACAGGTAATAAAGACGAATGGATTCAAGGTAAAAGACTTGAACCTAAGATGCGTACTTTTGCACCAGTGATTGTTAGAGGTCAGGAATCTGAAGGTGTTAAGTTTTGGGGATTCGGTAAAACCGTATATCAGGAACTATTAAGTGTAATAGCAGACCCTGATTATGGTGACATAACAGACTCAAGTAATGGTAGAGATATTATGATTGAAAGACAGACTCCCGCAGAGGCTGGAAATCAATATGGTAAAACTACCGTAAGGGTTAAACCTAATCAAACTCCTATCACAGAGGATGATACTTTATTAAAAGCTGTATTTGAAAAACAATCTGATTTAACTGAGTTGTATACAGAACCAACTTATGATGATTTAAAAGAAGCTTTGAAAAACTATCTAAATCCTTCTGATAGCGAGGAAGAAACATCTACTACATCTACAACATCTACTGGTGTTGCAGCTAGTACAGCTCCAACTACAAATACTGGAACTGCTACTGCTACAGCAACAAAGACTGAAAATGTAGAGGATGCTTTCGACCAATTATTCAATAGTTAAACAAACAAATATAAGATGAGTGTTTGAGCTCTCGGCATCTGTCGGTGTAAGTCCTACCTCGAACACTCTCTAATTAGGAGAACAATATGTCTAAAAAAGACGAGTTGGCTAATGTTATAGCCGATGAACTAAATAAACAATTTAAACATCAGAAAGTTGCTTACTTTCTCGAAGAGGGTGGCAATCCTACTGATGTTACTGATTTTATTTCAACAGGTTCTACAATATTAGATTTGATGATTGCTAATAGACCAAATGGTGGTGTTGCCGTAGGTAAGATTACTGAATTAAATGGTTTAGAAGGTAGTGGTAAATCTCTTATTGGTTCTCATTTGTTAGCTTCAACTCAGAAGAAAGATGGTATAGCAGTTTACATTGATACAGAATCAGCAGTATCTCAAGAGTTCTTGAGAGCTATTGGTGTTGATACAAGTAAAATGTTATATGTACATTTGGAAACGGTTGAAGAAATATTTGATACTATTGAAACGATTGTTACTAAAATCAGAGAATCAGATAAAGATAAGTTAGTAACTATTCTTGTTGATTCATTAGCAGCTGCTTCTACTAAAGTAGAGATGGATGCTGACTTTGAAAAGGATGGTTGGGCTACGGCTAAAGCTATTATTATATCAAAGGCTATGAGAAAAGTAACTCAGATGATAGCACGACAAAAAGTTGCATTGGTTTTCACAAATCAATTGAGACAAAAATTGGGTGTAATGTTTGGAGACCCTTGGACTACTTCAGGTGGTAAGGCTCTTCCATTTCATTCATCAACTCGTGTTAGATTCAAAAATGCAGGACAAATCAAAGACGGAAGTAAGAATACAATCGGTATTAAAATTAAAGGACAAGTGATTAAGAATCGTCTTGGTCCTCCAATGAGAACTGCAGAGTTTCCATTGTATTTTGATAAAGGTATTGATGACTTTGGTAGTTGGTTGACGGTAATGAAAGAACACAAACTTTTAAAAGTTGGTGGAGCTTGGTATACATTACAACATATAGATACTGAAACTGGTGAATTGATTAAAGAATATAAATTTCAATCTAAAGACTTTGAAGAGTTAATGTTAACAAATTCAGAGTTAAAAGACTATTGTTATAGTCAGATTTGTGAAGCTTGTATTCTTAAATATGATTCTAAGGAACTTGGTATCGATGATGTGACTGAAACTGATGAGGTAGTAGATGAAATCTAAAACTGATTTAAATAAAAAATTTATATCTTTTTTAGACCAAGTCAAAGACCAAGAACATAAATCAGTTCAACATCTAAATGACAGAGTATTAATTGTGGACGGCTTGAATACATTTATTCGAGCCTTCGCAGTTAATCCTTCTATTAATGACGATGGATTGCATGTTGGTGGAATGGTTGGGTTTTTAAAATCAATTAGATATAGTTCAGATATTCTAAAACCATCTCGTGTAATCATTGTCTTTGATGGTAAGAATGGTAGTGGTAGACGACAAAAGATATATCCAGAATACAAAGGTACTCGTAAAGTTAAGAGTAGATTGAATCGTAATGTGGATTGGGGTACAGCTCCACAAGATGAACAACAATCAATGAAACATCAAATGGGTAGATTGATTGAATACTTAGAACAACTTCCCTTAACCTTAATATGTGTAGATGGTATTGAAGCTGATGATACGATGGCTTATATATCACAACAAATACTTAAGGAAAGTGACATAATGTTAATGTCAACAGATAAAGACTTCTTACAACTTGTAGATGACAGGGTAAAAGTGTGGTCTCCGACAAAAAAGAAACTTTACACTAAAGAAAAAGTATTCGAAGAATATGGTGTACATTCTCATAATATGTTAACATTCAGAATATTAGATGGTGACAAGTCGGATAATATAGGGGGAATAAAAGGTGCTGGCCTCAAAACCTTGCAAAAATTTTGTCCGAAAATTTCGTCTATAGAAAAATTTGATGTGAGGGATTTATTAGAATTTGTAAATAATTCAGATTCTAAAATAAAACTCTTGGAAAATATAAAAAAATGTAGTAACTTAATAAAGAGAAATTATTTACTTATGCAATTACAAAATGTAGACATACCAAATCACACAAAGTTAAAAATACAAGGTGCTGTAAATGGTGATGTTCCACAATTGATAAAGTATAGATTTCAAACAATGTTTTTAAAAGACAAGTTATCAACACAGATTAAGAATCTTGATAGTTGGATAATGGAGTTTACAAGATTAGATAGATTTAGAGGTCTAAGTAAAAAGTGAAATTCAAATCAGGAAACAGGTGGAAAAGTAGTAAAGGTCAGTTAAAATATAAAACCTGGCGTAAACTTGTTTTTGAAATGAATAAAAGAAAAGTAGGTATGTCAAGACATTATGTTTGTTTAAAATGTAATAAAAAAAGAAAAACAACAAGAGTGTTACACGCTCATCACATATATAGTTGGGATAAATTTGAGAAGAGAAGGTATGATAAAAATAATGGTGTTGTTCTATGTATTAAATGTCATAATGCCTTTCATAGAAAATATAAATTTGAAGCACTTGACAAACCTAAATTAATATTAGATTATCTTGGTGATAATAAGATAGTAAAGAGGTACATAAATGAGTAATTATATAGAACACAGACCTTGGGGTTCATTTGAACATTTACTTGATGAGGAATATTGTAAAGTAAAAAGAATAATTGTAAAACCAGGACAACGATTAAGTTATCAATTTCATCACAAGAGAAGTGAAGCTTGGGTTGTAGTTCAAGGTGAAGCAATCGTTACACTTGATGATAAAGAATTTATATATCAAAAAGGTGAGATAGTAGATATTCCAGTAGGAACAAAACATAGAGTCCAAAATGATGAAGATATAGATTTAATATTTATCGAAACTCAAACAGGAAGTTATTTTGGAGAAGATGATATTGTGAGAATCGAAGATGATTATGGGAGAAATAAAAATGAAGATTAAATTAGACAAAACAGATAGTAAAGTAGTTCATTCTAATGAAACATATGATGTTATAGACAATACAAGTTTAGATAAACTTATTGTTTCAAAAACTATATTACATCCAGGTAAAGAAACTGGTGGTCACAATCATAGTGGTCAAGAAGAAGTTTATATATTTATCAAAGGTAGAGGTAAGATGGTTGTCGGTGATGAAACATTCTTAGTTAATGGTAAGGACACAAATGTAGAACCGAGTATAGTATTAATACCAGATGGTGCATTTCATAAGGTATGGAATACAAGTAGTTATAAATGTAATGATGATTTAGAATTTATATGTGTGTTTGATGGAGGTAGAAATCATTAATAAATTAGATTTACACGGAGTAAAACACGAAGATGTAGATAGAATCGTAGAAAATTTCGTATTATTAAATGAGGTACCTATGAAGATAATTACAGGCAATTCAGAAAAGATGATGTTGATGACATTAGATGTACTGAATAGGCATGAATTTGAATGGGAGAGATGGGCTTCAAGTTATGTTACAATACTTTAAATAAAGAGGTAAGGAAATGAGCAGAAAAATATTTTTTGACGAAGTACAAAAATACACTAAATACAAATTAGTAGAAATGTTAATTAATAAACATAAAGATAAGAAATTAACTAATCTGAATCAGATAGAAGAGTTATCTGAGGATGTATTAGATGTGTTAACTATTTGTGGAATGAAATTTTATACAAAAGGAAAAACACAAGAATGAAGTTTTTAACGAGAAAATTAATAACACATTCTGATTTGAATCCAAGAGGATATCTGCATGGAGGTCAATTACTTAAATGGATTGATGAAGAGGGTGGAATACATGCTGGGTTAGAATTGAATACTGGACTTTTAGTAACCAAATGTATATCAGAAATAGATTTTAAGTTTCCAGTTATACTTGGTGATGTTATTGAGATAGGAATGCAAACATTAGATATAGGTCAGACATCTTGTACATTGGCGTGTGATGTTAGAAGTTTACACGCAGACAAAATAGTTTGTTCTATTAAGAGAATAGTGTATGTTAGAGTAAATAAATATGGACTACCTAAAGGACACGGGTGGATGAGTAAAGGAGAGGAATAGAATATTGGATGATAACTTATCACAATTTGGTCATAATTTTCAAATAAAATCTATTGTATGTCTTATGACAAAACAAAATTTTATTGAACAAACGATAGATATTTTAGACGAAGCATCATATGATAATGATTCATTAAAGTGGGTTGTAAAAGAATGTAAAGAATATTTTTATGAATATAAAAAAACAATAACGATGGATGTTTTTAAAGTTAAAGTAAATACAATTTCAAATGACATATTAAAAACTTCTGTTATTGAAAGTTTGAAGGAAGTTTTTAGAAATTTTGAAACTACTGATTTAGAATTTGTTCAAGATAAAACTCTTGACTTTTTTAAAAATCAAGCATTAAAAAATGCTATTATAAAATCTGTAGATATTTTAGAAGAGAATGGTGATATTGAATCAATTAAAGAATTAGTAGATACTGCTTTAAAAGCTGGTACTGAAAGAAACATTGGACACGAATATCAAGAAGAACACGCTATTGAAGAAAGATATTCTGAGATGGCCCGTAATACGGTACCTACTCCATGGAGTGTAATTAATGATTTGACTCAAGGTGGATTAGCCGCTGGAGAACTTGGTGTGATTGTAGCTCCTGCTGGTATTGGTAAGACTTGGATTTTATGTGCTCTTGGAGCCGGTTCAATGAAAAAGGGAAAAAATATAGTTCACTATTCATTGGAGTTAAATGAAGCCTATGTTGGTTTAAGATATGATAGTTGTTTTACAGGTATTGCAAATCAGAATTTGAAATATCATATTGATGATGTAAAAGATTCGATAGGTAAAGTTGATGGTGAATTAGTTGTTAAATACTTCCCAACAAAAACAGCTTCTGTACATACTTTATCAGCTCACTTACAGAAATTAAAGAATATGGGTAAGAAGTTTGATATGGTTGTTGTAGATTATGGTGACATATTAAGAGATACAGGTAATGCAAAAGAAGTAAGACATGCACTTGGAAACATATACGAAGATTTAAGAGGATTGGCTGGTGAGTTTGAAGTCCCAATATGGACAGCTTCACAAGCTAACAGAAGTGCTCTTGACGAAGATGTTATTGAAGCTTCAAAGGTTGCTGAATCATATCAAAAAGTAATGACTGCAGATTTTGTAGTATCGTTAAGTAGAAAAGTTGAAGACAAGATAGGCAACACAGGTAGATTTCATATCATAAAGAATAGATTTGGTCCTGATGGTTTAACTTATCCAGCTAAAGTAAATACTAACACGGGTGCTGTAGAGATATATGAATCTCAATCAGTAGATGGAAAAGAACAACAGAAAAAAATAGATAATAGAGACAATTTAACAAGAAAATTATTGTCAACAAGATATGATGATATAATGGGGGACGGTACAATTGATTAGTGTAGAGGCAGAAGATGTTAATTATCCAATGATTATTAAAATACCTAATGGATATTGGTGTTATTCACAAGATGTTGAATATAATTCAGAAGAAAATGATACGGAATAATATTTATATATGTCCAACCAAAAGGTTGTATTTTAAATTCAAGGGGAAAAATAAAGATGGAATATAAAAGATTTAGTTTATCGGATAAATTTATCGATGGTTACAAACGCAAAAAGGCACCATTCGGTTTTAATGGGTTGGGTGAACTCGTGTATATGAGAACTTATTCTCGTATCAAAGAAGATGGAAAAAATGAAATGTGGTATGAAACTTGTCAACGAGTAGTTGAAGGTACATACAATATGCAAAAGAGATGGATAGAATCACACCATTTAGGGTGGAACGCGTGGCAAGCACAAAGAAGTGCACAGGAAATGTATGATAGAATCTTCAATATGAAATTCCTACCACCTGGCCGAGGTCTGTGGGCAATGGGTACTCCCATCACGGAAGAACGAGGTTTATACGCCGCCCTTAACAATTGTGCCTTTGTATCAACTGCAAATCTAAAAGATGATTTGTCAAAACCATTCACATTCTTAATGGATGCTTCAATGGTTGGAGTTGGTGTAGGATTTGATACAAAAGGTGCAGAATCATTTGTAATCAGAGGTCCTAAAACTGATAGAGGTACAGAAACATATGTTATACCTGATACGAGAGAAGGTTGGGTTGAATCAGTTGCTAGATTACTTGATTCTTATTTTCTTGGTATTACAAGTGTTGACTTTGATTATTCAAAAATCAGAGATGAAGGTGCACCAATAAAAGGATTTGGTGGTGTATCAAGTGGTTCAGAACCTCTAAAAGAAGTACATAATCAGATAAAATTAACATTGGATAAAAATGTAGGTGAACCAATTACAATCACAACAATCGTAGATATAATGAATTTGATTGGTAAGTGTGTTGTTGCAGGTAATGTTAGAAGAACTGCTGAAATAGTATTTGGTGACCCTCAATCAGAAGAATATATCAATCTAAAAAATTATAAGAAGAATCCACAAAGAGAAACTTACGGATGGACATCTAACAATTCAGTATTTGCTGAATTGGGACAAGATTATACAGAGATTGCTGAAAGAATTATAGACAATGGCGAACCTGGTCTTGCATGGTTAGATAATATGAGAGAATATTCTCGTATGAAGAATGGTGGAGACAACAAAGACCATAGAGTAAGTGGTGGTAATCCTTGTTTGGAACAATCATTAGAATCATACGAGTTATGTTGTTTAGTAGAAACATTTCCACATAATCACAAAGATTTAGATGATTACTTAACAACTTTAAAATATGCTTATTTATATGCTAAGACGGTAACATTAGGAAAAACACATTGGCCTGAAACTAATCGTGTGATGTTAAGAAATCGTAGGATTGGATGTAGTGTAAGTGGTATAGCTCAATTCATTACACATAGAGGGCAAGGTGAATTAAGAAATTGGTTAGAAGGTGGTTATGATAAACTACAAGAATATGATAAGAAGTATTCAGATTGGTTTGCTGTTCCTCGTAGTATAAAAACTACATCAGTTAAACCAAGTGGTACGGTTTCATTATTAGCAGGTTCAACACCAGGATTGCATTATCCTGAATCAAGATTCTACATCAGACGAATTAGGTTATCAAATTTAAGTCCATTGATTAAACCATTAGAAAAAGCAGGATATAATATAGAACCAGCTTTTGGTAGTGAAGATTCAACGGTGGTAATTGATGTTCCTGTTGATATAGGGGAAGGTATCCGGACCGTTAGTGAGGTTCCAATGTGGGAGCAGATGGCCCTTGCAGCATTTATGCAAAGGTATTGGGCTGATAATCAAGTAAGTTGTACGGTAACATTTGACCCTGAGAAAGAAGGACCAATGATAGCAACAGCTCTTAATTATTTTCAATATCAGTTAAAAGGTATTTCATTCTTACCTAAATTGGAATTAGGTGCTTACAAACAAATGCCTTATGAAGAAATAACTGAAAAAGAATATCATAAAATGGTTAAACAACTATCATTTTTATCATTCAGACAAGTAAAGGGTAATGAGGCAGAAGTAGATAAATTTTGTAACAACGATACTTGTGAAATAGATTTTGAACAAATTAAAGAAACACAAACTGCTTAAATAGGAGAATTATGAAACAGGTTATATTTAGAGCTCCACATAGATGGGGGTCCTCTATAAATAGAGGTGAAGAAATAAGTGAACATTTACAATCACAAGGTTATCAAAGTAAATATTGGGATAGCCCTTCGTTAACAACACAAACTGGAACAAATACTCTTCCTTCAGATATTAAAGATTCAATTGTAGTGTATCTAAAGTTTCCAGTAGATAAAGAATATGAACAAGTAAAACAAAACAATAACAAAATACTTATTGATGTCATTGATTGTATTGGTAATAATGATTACTCTTTAGAACAAATTTGTAATCTTTCATATTTTCCTTTAGATGGGTTGATTGTACCAACAGAAGATTTAAAAAATAAAGTTAAGATATTAAAACCTGAATTAGAAGTAGAAGTTTTATACCACCATTGGGATAAAAAACATTTACAAAATGTAGAAAAATATAAGAACGATATAAATGAGTTTAGATTAGCATATATAGGTTCACCAGCTGGACATTTTCATAAAGAAAAAATTGATAATTTGACTGCAGTATATGAATGGGAAAAGATGACAACTACATCACCATATTATACTTGCCATTATTCTGTAAGACCTCATAATGATTCACAATTTTTGTATAAACCTAATACGAAAATATCAGTTGCTGCAGCAGTCGGAGCTAATGCAGTTCACTCAAGAGATAATGCTTTGGAAAAACTTTTACCTTATGATTATCCTTATTTCACAGATTCAGATTTAGAATCTGTACAGAAAACTGCAGAATATGCAGAAGAAACATTTGGTTCACCTATATGGAATGAAGGATTAGAAATGATGAGAGATTTAAAAAACAGAACCAGTATTGAAAGGATAGCAGGAGTTGACTATGTCGAGTTCTTTGAAAGATTCTAAAAAATATGATTATGTAATTGTAGGTTCAGGCCTGTACGGTGCAATATCCGCAAGAGAATTGACAGATAAGGGTTATAAGTGTTTAGTCTTAGAAAAAAGAGAACACATTGGTGGTAATTGTTATTCTGAAGAAATTGAAAACATCCATGTTTGTAAATATGGTGGTCATATATTTCATACAAACGATGAAAAGATTTGGAACTATGTAAATAAATTTACAGAGTTTAGACCATATCATCATTTTGTTAGAGTTTCATACAAAGATAAAATTTATTCTTTTCCTATAAACTTAATGACTTTACAACAACTTTGGGGTATAAAGACACCGGAAGAAGCTATAGATAAATTAAATAAAGTTAAAGAAGATATTGACAATCCTAGAAATTTAGAAGAGTGGATGCTGTCACAAGTAGGTAAAGAAATTTATGAGACTTTTGTAAAAGGATATACAAAGAAACAATGGAATAAAAATCCTAAAGAATTACCTACATTTATAATAAAAAGATTGCCTATCAGATTGACATATGAGAATGGTTATTTTACTGATAAGTACCAAGGGTTTCCAGAAAATGGATACACAGACTTGTTTGTAAATTTATTAAAAGGTATAGATGTAAAAACAGATATTGATTACTTTAAAGAAAAAGAACATTGGGATTCATTGGCTAATAAAATTATTTTTACTGGTAAGATAGATGAATATTATGATTTTAAATTTGGTAGACTTGATTACAGGACATTAATTCATAAAAATAAAATAGTAGATGGAGATTATCAAGGATGTGCAACTATTAATTATTCTGATGAAGATATACCTTACACAAGAATCGTTGAACATAAACATTTTCAACCTCATAAAGCCAAAACTAATAAAAAATCTTATGTTATGTATGAATATGCCGCAGATTGTGGAAAAGATGATATACCTTTTTATCCAATAAACGATGATAAGAATAACAAAACATATAAATTATATAGAGATTTAGCTAGAAAAGAAAATGATGTTATTTTTGGTGGTAGATTAGCTGAGTATAAATATTATGATATGCATATGGTAGTTGGAGCAGCTTTAAAGAGAATGAGAAAAGAATGATTATTTCTAAGACACCATTGAGAATAAGTTTTATGGGAGGTATGAGTGATTTACCATCTTATTATGAACAAGATGCTGGGGCAGTAGTTACTACAGCAATAGACAAATACATTTATATTACTATAAATAAAAAGTTTGATGACAAGATTAGAGCAAGTTATTCTATTACAGAATTTGTTAATTCACCTGAAGAACTTAAACACGAATTAATTAGAGAGTCTTTGGATGTAGTTGGTATTGATAAAGGGATAGAGATAACTTCTATTTCTGATATACCTTCAAGAGGTACTGGACTTGGCTCTTCGAGTACTTATACGGTTGGATTATTAAATGCATTATATGCTCATCAAGGTAAAAGTTCATCTGCAGAAAAATTAGCAAGTCAAGCATGTGACATAGAAATAAATCGATGTGGGAAGATGATAGGTAAACAGGACCAATATATAGCTGCTTATGGAGGACTGAACTACATTAGATTTAATCCAGATGGGAGTACATTTGTAAATCCTATAATTTGTTCTTCAGAAACTAAAAAAGAATTACAAGAAAACTTATTGTTTTTTTATACTGGTATATCTCGGGAAATTTCTGCAGACGAAATTTTGTCAAAGACAAGTTCTTTTTTAAAAACAAATAAAAAGAAAAGATTAATGGTTAAGAAATTAGTTTCTCTATCAGAAGAAATGAAATTATCTTTAGAACAAGATGATTTAGATTATTTTGGCTATTTATTGAATGAAGGTTGGTTGATAAAAAGAAAAACACAAGATTGTATAAGTAATAACACTATAGATGAGTGGTACAAAATTGCAATAAAAAATGGTGCTATGGGTGGTAAGTTGAGTGGTGCAGGAAGTGGAGGATTTTTAACATTTTTTGCTCCAAAAGAAAAACACAAACAGATAATAAAATCTTTACCAGAGTTAAGACATATACCTATTAATTTAGAGCCACAAGGAACAAAAATAATTTATGTTGGGGATTAAATGAAATTAAATGAATTAAAAAATGAAATAGAGAAAATAAAAAACTACAAACCATATTTAGAAAATATAGTTAGTAAACATAAAAACATAATCATCATAGGTAACGGTGGAAGTAATTCAGTAGCATCCCACATATCACAAGATTATACAAAACAATTGGATAAGAGATGTATTAGTTTCTCAGACCCATCAAGGTTGACCTGTTATATAAATGATTATGGTAGAGATGAAGCTTATGTAGAGTTCTTAAAAGATTTTGCAGATAAAGATACACTGGTTATATTAATTTCATCATCAGGTAATTCAATGAATATATTTAATTCAGCTATTTATTGTAAAAGTTTGTCTATCCCATTTATCTTACTATCAGGTTTCGATAAAGATAATAAGTTAAATACATTTGACGGTGGTATGCTGAAGTATTGGGTAAACTCGCATGACTATGGTGTCGTAGAAACTGCTCATCAAGTTCTTTTACATTCAATATTAGGAGAAGATGACTAATGGTAATTTATGTAGATATAGATGGTACTATTTGTCATACACCTAAAAAAGGTTCAAGTTGGGATTATGAAAATTCAACACCAAGATATAATCAAATACTAAAGATAAACAGATTATATACTGAAGGTAACGAAATAGTTTATTGGACTGCTCGTGGTAGTGGTAGTGGTATTGATTGGAGTAGACATACTAAACAACAAATAGATAATTGGGGCTGTCAGTATACAAGAATAGAAACACAAAAGAAACCTTCTTTTGATTTGTTTATAGATGATAAATCAAAAAGAATAGAGGAGATTGAATGAAATATTTAGTAACCGGAGGAGCTGGTTTCATAGGTAGTAATTTAGTTGACTATTTATGTCAATTAGGACACGAAGTTATTGTTATTGACGATTTATCTTCTGGTAAAAAGGAATATATAAATCCAAAAGCTAAATTTTATAAAAAAGATATATCATCAATGCGAAGAGAAAGTGATTATTCTTTGTTTGAAGGTGTAAGTGTTGTATTTCATTTAGCCGCAAAGGCAGAGGTTGACCCATCTATTAAAAATCCATTACCTTTCCACGATGTAAATATTAATGGTACATTGAATGTTTTAATGGCGTGTAGAGAGAAAAAAGTTAAAAGGATAGTTTATAGTGCTTCCTCTTCGTGTTATGGCAATCCTACTCAAATACCTACAACAGAACAGGCTGAAATAAATCCAATGAGTCCTTATGCATTACAAAAATTAACAGGGGAAGAGTATTGTAAACTATTTTCAAAGTTGTATGATTTAGAATCAGTTTGTTTAAGATACTTTAATGTATATGGTCCAAGACAAAGAGATGAAGGAGCATATTCTTTAGTGACAGGTATATTTATGAGACAACACGATAATGGAGAATCATTAACGGTTACAGGTGATGGAGAGCAGAAAAGAGATTTTGTGTCAGTACAAGATGTTGTTGAGGCTAATGTTTTAGCATCACAAAGTGATAAAGTTGGCAAAGGAGAATCTATAAATATTGGTAATGGGGAAGCAATAACTATCAATGAATTAGCAAAATCAATAAGTGATGATATTGTTTATGTAGAGAAAAGATATGAACCAGATATTACATTAGCAAATATTTCAAAAGCAAAAAAATTATTAAAATGGAACCCTATGGTGAGTTTCAAAACATGGATAACAAATTACAGGAGAGAGCATGAGCAAACAATATAAAAGAGATTTAGTAGGATTTACTGCAGGTAATTTTGATTTACTGCATCCGGGATATATAAAATGTTTTAAAGAAGCAAAAAGACATTGTGATAAGTTTATTATTTTTTTACAAATAGACCCATCACTACATAGAAAAAGTAAGTATAAACCTGTTATACCTGTGTATGATAGATATGAAGCTTTAATGGCTATTAAATACATTGATGATGTTTATACTTATCAAACCGAAGAAGAACTATATCATTTAATTAGATTTTTTAAACCCGATGTAAGAATTTTAGGTGAGGATTATATTATGGAAGGTACAAATGGAAAAGCAAAACCATTTACTGGAGATGATTTACCACCAAAAGTTGTGTATACAACTCGTTCACACGGCTGGTCTACGACTAAATTAAAAAATTTAATAACAGAACAAACCATAGAACAGAATCCTGAAATTATAAAGGGGAAATAAAATGAATACACAAATAATAATGAGAATATTTAAAACACTATGTTTACTTGGATTGACACTAATGGCATTTAATAGCTGTGAAAATTCAAATCCATTGACATCAGAACCTGAATTAAGATTAACAACACAAGAGTTTCACACGATGGTACCAGGTGAATTACCACAACCAATGATTGTAGGTGGAACACCAGTAAGTCCTGCTTGTCCTAATTGTAAGTATGACTTTATGGTATCCTTACAATCAAGTGGATGGTGGGGTGGACACTTCTGTGGTGGTTCATTAGTCAGAGAAGATTGGGTTGTCACTGCAGCTCATTGTGTTCAAGGTGAATCAGCTAGTAATTTAGAAGTTGTGATTGGATTACATAATGTAAATGGAACTAATGGTTCTCAATCAAGAGATGTAGAAGAAATAATTATACATCCACAATATAGTGGTAATTCATTAAACAATGATTATGCACTTTTAAGATTATCATCACCAATTACAAATTTTGAACCTATACAATTATGTACAGATACAGACCACGATGAGGAACCTGTTATGTCAACAACGATGGGTTGGGGAGCAACATCATCTGGAGGTTCAAGTTCTAATATATTACTTGAAGTAGATGTACCTATTGACGATAGTTGTGGTAGTTATTCTAATTCAGACATAACAAACAATATGGTTTGTGCTGGAGATGGTAATGGTGGTGAAGATTCTTGTCAAGGAGATTCAGGTGGTCCACTCATTATGACAAATGATGCAGGTGAATATGAATTAATCGGAATAGTTAGTTGGGGATATGGATGTGCTGAAGCTCAATATCCAGGAGTATATTCCAAAATACATTCAAGATTAGATTGGTTCTTCGGATACATTGGTGAACCTGAAACAGAATTTATACCAGAATTATATGGTGATGTAAACTTTGACGGACAATTAAA